CTTTTTTCTTTGCTTTAAACAAATTTTTAATCCAATCTATAATTTTTTTAATCATTTTTCTTTTCCTCAATTTCATAGAAGTACCTATCGGTATCTTCTGTCTTCCATTTACCCGTATCTTCTACTTCCCAATCTGAAGTTTGAACCTTCCAATCTGGAACTTCGTCTCTTACCGTAAAGGACGTTATGTCCCACAGGATTCGATTGTTAGGTTGTGCTGCATAATTTCCATCCTCTAGCGCGAGAATGTGAGCGCACTTATGTTCGTGCGGAATTTCAGAATGATCTGTATCTACTATATTACTCTCTGGATGTGCCCAGTCAACTGTAAAAAGATATTTACCTCTGTGCCATTTTTTATCTTTGCCCCAATATTTTCCATTACTTCCATTAATTAGATCCCAACAAGTAACAGCAGGATAATAACTGAAGCAATTCCATAGCTCCAGCTCATCAAGTCGATATTGAGGAACTTCTTTTGCATCATATCCTCTTTGAATGAATGCAGAGATCGGCAGACGGTAGAATACAGCACCGTTTTCCATAATTGCATGAAAGAGTATAGCATTCCCTGCCATCGATGCCAGGCCAAATATAATGCAGTCTTCCACTTCTCCATGATGTTCTTTAAGATCGTAGAGATATTCTCTCCTGATCTGTGAATAGAGCACAGGAATGTTTGCATTTAGATAAGCCATCTATCATAAATTATTTTATTAAAAAGATTATTGCAATAACAGCTACAGCTATAATAATGGCTTTTTGTTTATTAGCTTTAGCCCATGTTATTATTTTGTTTATATGGTCCATAGTTTTCTCCTATTTTTCTTTTATTGTACCCCAATTTGCGCCTTTTTTACAGTTAACTTTATTAGGTATCAACAAAATTGCGGCTTTTTTCATAGTTTTTTTTATCATCGTCGCCTTTTCTTCACTATCAACTGATATACAGAGTTCATCATGTATTTGTATATGAGGCACAATTCCTTTCTTATGCAATTCAACCATTGCTTTCTTTGTCATGTCTGCAGCTGATCCTTGTATTAATTTATTCAAAGCTTTGTACGTAAAAGCAGGTCTATAATATTCTTCAAAGTATTCACAATTAGGATCGTTTTCGGCTAGTCTTCTAGATCTATTTGCTAAATAATGGTCCTTAGCTTTCTTTAAGTTCATAATTGGAACAGGGTTTTTTACAATTTGTTTTCTACCATTAATCTCTTCATACTCACTGTAAACAAACACTCCTTTTTCTGCATCCCATTCTTTATCTACAGGTTCCCATTTATTAAATCTACAGAATCTATCTTCCAATGTAAAAACATTTTTGTTTCTTTCTGCAAATCTTTGTAGACCGCTAGATAATTCCCTTACAAAAGGTACTTTTCTGTGATACTGTTCAAATAATTCTCTTGATTCTTCTGGTTCTAGTTCTAGTGACCTTGCTAGTTTACCTTTACCCATACCATAAAATAAGCCTAAGTTAATTGTCTTTGCTTGTTTTCTAGTTATTTTAGCCATTTTTGCTACTATAGCATGGAAGTCTGTTGTGGGATCTTTTTGATATTGCTTCGCTAGATCTTTAGCTCCTCTCATTCCATTTTTTAAAGCATAGTGAACAACTAGTCTCGGCTCCTGTTGCGAGTAATCGAATGAAGCCCACTCTTCTCCTTCTTCAGGCAAAAATAAAGATCTAATTATATTTCCATATTTTCCTTTGCCTGGAATCTGTTGTAGGTTTGGATTTCTCATTGAGAATCTTCCAGTTACTGTTCCACCTCTTTCTGATCTAATTTGATTTATTTCGGCGTGAATTCGACCCTTGTGTACAAACTTTAAAATACCGTCCACAAAAACGTTGATTAGTTTATCATACTGTCGTGCTCTTGCAATTAATTTTAAATAAATATTTGAGTGGGATTCCAGGTAGTTTTTCGATAGACTAGCTCTCCCAGATTTAGGAGTTTTTTTATAATCTTTAATATCTTGTTGATCTAATAACTTTTGTACAGAATCAGCTGCCCATATTTCTACTGCAATCTTTGTTCTTTTCTTTATTCCTCTTATTATACGCTCTTTTCTTTTTTCTAAATCCTTCCCTAAAGTTTTAGCCTTTTTTTCATCTATTCTGACTCCTTTAAATCTCATATCAACAAGACACGGGAACAGGTTTGTCTCTAAATTAAATATATTTTCCAACGTTTTTTTACTCTTACTTTCCGTTCTTATTGGGGTCTTTATAATTTTTTCAAATTTATTCCAAAGTCTCAATGTTAGATCAACGTCTTGCTCTGCATAATCTTTAACTAAAGAATATGGCAACTTGTGCATGTTCGACATTGGGTCTGATATACCGTGATCTTCTAAAGCTTTGTCTGTAAGGTCATATTTGTATTTAGAGTCATTTAAATAGTCTTTTGCTAAAGAGTCTAAACTGTATTTCATTCTATTTTCATCTATGACAGATGCGGCGATCATAGTATCAAGGATAGGCCCTTTTACCATCATTCCTGTGGCTGCTCTTATCCAACATACATCGTACATTGCATTGTGAAATACTTTTGTGACTTTTTCGTTTTGAAATATTTTTTTATTTAAAATTCTCCACACATATTTTGGTGGATGCCCTCCTGCTTTGTTTTCTTTATGGTTAAGAGGAATATAAACTTTTTTATCCCCATAAGCTAGAGCTATACCAACTACGAACCCTTTATCTGGGTCTGACATACTTAGGATGGCCCCTGATCCGTATTTCTTCAAGTCTGGATCATAAGTCTCTAAGTCGACAGCAACAACGTCACCATCTTTTATTACTACATCACATAAATCTGGTATCATTTATAATCTCTTTCAATTATCATATCTATAAAATGTTTTGCTTTTTCTAAGTCTTGCTTTCCACCTTTGTGAGGATGCCTACAGATATACTTAATAACATTTCCTTCAGGAAATGCCAATTTATTTTCAATCACGAATCTACTCGGTTGAATCTTCATTTTCTTGTAATGAGTTCCACCGATTTGAATGTCGTACGGGTCTACAGTGTCATTCCGTTTCTGCTTTTTATTATCCATAATGTTTTCCTTGCTCTTGAGCATGCGACATACTTTATTCTCCTTTTTGTAAAGTCCGTCTCTTCTCTTTGTATAGTTAAATCTACAACAGCGTTATCAAACTCCTTTCCTTTTATTGTGTGTACATTTTCTAAAAATATTCTAGGGTTTCTTACTGAATCTCCATTTGGATCATATCTTACAACAGCCTTAATAAAATTTTTCATTTCAATCGTTAATATTTTATTGATATCTTGAAAATCATCGGAGTCTTTGACAATTGGGTCTAAAAATTGGTTTTTAATCAACCATTCAATATCATAATCTTTTTTGTCAATCTTATCTAAATTATCCTCTGAATAATTTTTTCCTAAATATTCAGGATGTGTATTTTTTAGTATTCCTTTGACAGCTGCAGGAGTAAGTTTTTTATTTTCACTAATTAATTTTTTAAATTCTCTCTGATTTTTTATATCTGCGGTAGGATACTTAAACTTAAATTTGTGGTGTTTATCAACTATTTTAAAAGGTACTCCTAGTTTCATTAGGTACTTTATTGCCGCTTTTGGTTCATTACCTCTGTATGTGAATGCAAAAGTTTCATTAGTTTCCGTCAGTCTTTTAGTGAGTTCAGCGAGATGAGGATCTTGTGTTAGGTTCATCATTTTATATAGTTCACCTTCTACAATTGGTCCCGTCGGTTTACCGTCTTTATCAAGTTCTCTTCTAGGAGCCCATACTCTTTTGTAACCGTAATGAACCCATACTGGTTTAATTATTTCTCTACAGTATTCGTTGATGACTCTTGGGCATCTAAAACCTTGTTCTAGCTCTTCTTCTGGATGAGCAAACTCTTTGTGAAATTCGTCAGGATCAGCTCCTGCAAATTCAAATAAAGCTTGATCGGGATCACCTGCTTTATAAAAATATTCTACACCTGCCGCCATCTTTTTCTCAGCGGCTCTCTGTAGTACACTTGAGTCCTGAGCTTCATCAACAATTAGAACTTTTATACCTAAATCTTCAGGTTTTATTTCATCAGAGTTTGTAAAATGTTCAATCATATCTTGGAAATCTAGTATTTTTTCTGCCCGCTGATTTATTTTTTGATTGTTTTTAAAAATATTATAGTCATACTATATTTATAGTCATGTTTTTCTTCAAAAGTTAAAGATCGGTAATATGACACTGTATCTTTACCATTATCTCTAGCCGTACTATGAAACTTGAAAAAAGGATGTCCAGTTAACAACATTTCAAAGTTATGAAACTTTATAAAGCCAGTATATTTGTTAAACAAAGGATATATTTCTTTTAAATTACTGTAGTCATCAATATTGTTGCTGATACTAAAAACAGTCGGCCTTCCTTTTATTCTTGACATAAAACATTTATGCATTGTTGTTATGGTTTCCTTTACGGTATTTCTAGATTCTGTTACTAGCTTTTTAAACTCATCAGTTACCCCAGTTCTATCTTGATAGTCCTGAATATTATTTTTATTTAGTACTCTTTTTCTAATTTCATCGGCCGCAGTGTTAGTGTGAGATATTGCTATTATTTCTGTGGCAGAATATTCTTGTATATGATTATAAAACTTATCTGCCAAACGTCTTGTTTTACCTGTGCCAGGAGGCCCAGCTATTCTAATCTTCTTCATTTTTTTTCTCCTCTATTTGTTGTTGCTGTTGTCCTGGGGCTAGTGTTATTACAAAGTTTTTTGAATTTTCTTTGAAACGCCAGGTCGGACAAGATTTTTCTTTTCCAAAAGTATTTTTTACTGTTCCGTTTATTTTCTTAGCCCCTAGAATATGTTTTAAATCAAGACATAATTTTCTTACAGGCCTGAAGTCTCTGTTAGCTTTTAAATATTCTAATAATTTATGTATCCTTATGTCCATTTCTTTTGTTTCCTGGTTGTAATAACATGCACCATCCAGTAAGTGAGACTTAACAACACTTACAGTACATTTATTTAAAAAATCATGTATAAGTGTCTTAAATTCATATTCAGGAGTTGCTTCTTCTTCTGCTTTTTCATAGTTTCTTATTGCTAATCTAGCGAGGTTCATTTTTCTAAACTCTATAGATTTCATATTAAGTATAGAATCATGAGGAAAATGCCCTGCGTTCGCTAATCTAGTTAGGTATTTATCTTTATATAAAAAGAAAGATCCCTCCATTTCTATTCTAATTCGTTTATGTCCTCCCTTGTCGTTTGTTTTTACAACAACGCTTTCGTAAAATATTGGAGGAGTGCTACAGTATTGTGTTATTTGTCCAAGAGCTTCTTCTGCTCCTACTAACTCTGAGGCTTGTTGGGGAGTTATACCACAAATATGTCTTGTGCATGCAGATGGATCACAATATTTTTTTATTTTTGGTCTTGTACATAAATATTTATATTCTTTGTCTTCTGATTTAAAAATTGTTTTTT